TTGGTAGGCGGCGACGGGTTCGAACCGCCGACCCTCTCGGTGTAAACAACCGTCTTTGAGCCTGAAAGCCAATGAACACGGGCTTTTCAGGTCTCTATGTTTCCGGTTTCGTTCGCCCGTTTTTGGGGGGTTTCTGGAGAATAGCTGGGAAACTACAGCGCGGCCGAGGCGTCGGTGGGTGCATCATCGTTCGCTGGTGCGCTCGGCCGAGGCTGACCAACCTTCAGACGAACGCGCGGGTTCGGCTTCTGGCTGGGAACGATCATGCGGTCGATGGTGACCGAGGCGACGTAGGTGCCGCCGCAATCGACGTCGGAACACTGCAGGCGCAGTTCGCGATAGAGCGGGGTCAGGGATTTACTCGAGCGCACCGTCGCCGTGGATTGACAGTGCGGGCAGAGGATCTTCATCGTTCCGCCGTGGCGGCTGCGGGGCTTGCTGAAGGCCTCAGGTTGGTTCGCGGCGCTGAAGCGCCCAGCCGTAAGTTCACCCTGCTGAGTTTGCATCTTCGATCCTGTGACGGCCCCTGTTTGTTCCATAGCAGAAATGGTTCCAGCGTCGCTGCAAAAAAACTTCTGGTTATGGACCAGGCAACCATTTTTCTCACGGCGCCTCGCGAGACGGCGGCGCTGGGTTCAGCTCCATCTGCAGCGACGTCTTCAGACCGCCGCCGGCGTCGAGCTGGTGACGAGTCTCGGTGATCACCCATCCCGTGTTGTCGATCTCAGGCTTCCAGCCCGAGACGGTCAGCTTTCGATCCGGGTAGAGGTCAGGTCGACCCGAAGCGAGATCCAGCGAGAATTGCGCGCCCTTGCGCTCCTGCTTGGTGTGGTCGTCCTGCGCCGCTCGACGAGCCGAAGCCTCGCTGCCGTAGGTGCGGCCCAGGCGCTTGGCGTTGGAACTGGACCCGACCGTCACCTCCCCTGCTGTGCCCTTGGCGCGGCTTCGCCATTTGGCGGTCACCCCGGAATAGTTCTCGCGCTCGGCCGAGGACCAGGTGTGGCGATCACCGTCGCGGCGGGAGATGGTCGCCTCCGGGATCGGCTGGCCCGTCGCGGTGACGCCGGCGGCGATCGGCGAAAACAGCAGACGTCCAGCCTTCACCGTCGCCATCGCGTCGTGGAGCCGTCCCAGACGCGCCAGGAAGGCGCTGTCGCTCTCGCTGTCCTGTGTGAGGTGCGCCACGGCGATCGCCGCCTTGTCGGCCGCCACGCGGGCTTGCAGGCCGTTCCTGACCGCAACGTCCTCGAGGACGGCGCCAAGGGTCGTGTCTGACCAGGTTCTGGTTTGCCGCGTGCGAAAGGCCCGCGTGAGGTCGGCCGAGCGCGCGCGGATGGTCAGTCGGTCAGGCGTCCCGCCATGGCCGCGTTCGTCCACAGTGTAGGAGCCCTTGTCGATCAGGACAGGCGATGCACCATCACGCAGATCCAGCCACCCGAGTTTGAGGGTCACCGTTGCGCCGGCGGGCGGAATGGCGAGCTTGCCGTCCGTGTCGTTCAGTACAAGCTCGAGCTGATCCGCTTCAGTGCCGCGCCTTTCCGTCAGGGTCAGGCTGTGCAGACGGGGCTTAACCTTCGCATCGATGGGCGCGCCGTCGACCACCAGCTCGAAAACCGCTTGGCGCTGGACGTGGCCCGCGACCTGATTCGTCATGCCCGCACCTCGGACCCGGTGGCGCTGGTATCGCCTTCGTCATCATCGACCCGCTGCAGGTTGATGGTGAAGTCGATCAGACGGGCCTGCCCGTTGTCCAGGATCTCGCGCTTGGTCTCATCCAGATCGAGGATGACATAGGCGCCGTAGACGAAGCCGTCGCCGTCGACCACGGGCCACGACCGGCCCTGGTCAGCCATGGCCGCCAGATCCTCGAGCGCATCCTTGCGGCCGATCACGCCGGGCGCCAGCACGCCCGTGAGGGTCAGGTTGTCGTCACCGACGCCGGCGAACTGGCTGGCGGAGCGCGCCCCTACCCGCTCGCTGGTCGGATGGCGCCAGCTGCGCCGGCGCTTCAGCTGATCGAAAAGGATGTTCGGGATCTCGAACACAAACATGCCGATGGCCAGAAGCATCAGGGCGCCTCGCCATAGCTGTCGTCATCGTCGCTGAAGCTCGCGCCGCCGGTCGGATTCTTCAGCAGCTCCGCGACGCGTTGCGCCAGAGCCTCCATGTCCTCGCCGGGCTTCTGAACGATCTGCAGGTTGAGCGTGCCGATCGTCACCGGCGGGGGCGCGGCCGTGGCGGGCGCCGATCGTCGGGCGCCCAGGGCGGGCGCCGTGTCGAAGGTGGGCTCGGCCATGGCCGAGCCGCCGATCGCCATCGCGCCGGCGGCGGTGATGGCTGTCGCGGCCGTCCGCATGCGTCGCAGCGGATCTCGCACCGATCGGCCGAGACCGATGCCGAGGCCCTGCATGGTGTAGTCGCCGAGCTGCGCGAAGACCCGAGACGGCGAGTGGATCCCGAGCTTGTTCTTGAAGGCGGTGACGACAGCGCCGCCGGCGCGCATCACCGCCGCGACCAGGGCGGGGATGCCGCCTAGAACGCCGTTGACCAGGCCCGTCAGCAGATGCCGACCCATCTCGAGGAACCGGCCGCCAAGCGCCTGTAGGGCGGGCCAGGCCCGCATCACGGCCCCAATCAGCAAGCCGACCGGGCTGAAGTTCATGAAAATGCGGCCCATGAAGCCGATGGCGTTGGAGACGCCGGCCTTGACCCCTTCCCACATCCGGCCGAGCCAAGGGCCGATCGTCCCCCAATTCCGGTAGATCAGGTAGGCGGCGCCCGCCAGCAGCGCGACCGCCGCGACGATGCCCAGGACGATCCAGGTGATGGGGTTGGCGAGCAGCATCAGACCCGCACGGCCGGCCATGGCGCCAAACGTCAGGAAGCCCCGGCCGGCAAGCAGTAGGCCCCGGCCGATCATGGGCAGGGCCTTGCCGGCGAACTGCGCGATCCTGCCTCCCAGGGGGCCGAACATGATTCCGGTCTGGGTCAGCGTCAGTTGCAACAGGGCGAAGGGACCGAGCACGGCCGCGACCGCCATGGCCAGGCCGCCGAACACGACCAGGCCGGTGGCGATGATGGCGACCAGGATCCCGATGGCGCGTATCGCGCCCGGGTGCGCCTGGGCGAAGGCGTGAACCTTCTGGGCCATCTGGCCAAGGAATGCCGCGCCCTGCTTGATCTGCGGCAGGAACGCCGTGCCGACCTCGATCGCGACCGCCTTGATGCCATGCTTCATCAGAAGGACGGCGTTCGACGTCGTCGCCGCGCGGCCCTCGTATTCCTTCTGCATCGAGCCCGCGTAGAGGGTGGCGTCCCCCACCCTGTTCAGGTTCGTCTTCAGCAGGTCCAGATTGGTCAGCAGCGGCGCGATCGCAGACACCGATTCCGATCCGAAGAGCTGGGTCAGCACGGCGGTCTGCTGATCTCCTGAAAGCTTGGAGATCCGCGACATGACATCGATGATCGCGCCGCCGGCGTCCGTCTGCATCCGCTTGGCCATGTCGGTGGCCTCGAGGCCGAGCGCGGCATAGGCCGCCTTCTGGCTCTTGGTGGCGGCCGTGCCTTTGGTCAGGGCCAGCATGGTGTTCTTGATGCCGGTCGCGGCGATCTCTTCCTCAACGCCCATGCCGACGATGGTCGAACCCAGCGCAGCAATCTGACCGGCGGCAAGACCCGCCACTTCGCCAAGTGGGCCGATGCGGGTCACGACGTTGGAGATCGACAAGGCGTTCGCCGGGCCGTTGTTGCCCAGGTAGTTGATCTGGTCCGCCAAGCCCCGCACTTCCGTCTGGGTCATACGGAATGCAGTGCGCCAGGTGGCCATCTTCGCGCCGGCGTCGTCGGCGGTCGTATCGAAGGCGATGCCCATCTTACCGGCGTCTTCTGCGAAGCCCATGAGCTCGCCGCGCGCGATGCCGGCCTGGCCAGCAGCGGCGACGATCGCGGTCAGGCCCTCGGTCGCGACGGGAATCCGCGTCGAGAGGCGCAGGATGTCCTGCTCCATCTGCCTGAAGGCGGCCGGTGTGGGGAAGTCGACCACTTTCTTGATGTCCGCCATGCCGTCCTCGAACGCCATGCCGGCGCTGCCGGCCGCGATCAGCGGCGCGGCGGTGATGACGCCGCCTGCCAAGGCCGAGGCGCCCGCGCCCTGCATCGAACCGGCGAGTTGCTGGGTCTTGTCGTAACGGCCGCGCGCCGCGCCCATACGGGCCTGACGATCCTTGACCGCGTCCATTCGGCGAGCCTGATCTGTTAGCGCCTTGTTGGCGTCGCGGATCTCGCGCGCCAGACGGACCTCGTGGCCAGCCAAGTTCCGGGTCGAGACGCCGGCCGTTTCCAACTTACCGCGCAGATCCTGAAGGGTGCGGACCTGCTTTTGCTCCTGGGCCTGAAGCTCGCGCACTTTCGTTCGCGCGACTTCGAAGGCGCGGGCCATCTGTTTGGTCGGACGCTCAGCCGCAGCATTCACCAACGCCAGGCGCTTGGCTTCGACCTGGGCGGCCTCGAGGGCGCCGCGCGTGCCCTGAAGGCGCGCTTCCATCTGGCGGAAGGCCCCGACATCCTTGGTGGTCCGCTGAAGCGCCTGGACCTTCTCCCGCGCGGAATTCAGCGCCGTGGACGTGCGATCGCTCTCGGTCTTCACCCCACGCAGGAAGCCCAGGGCGTTGCCGCCGGCCTTCAGGAGGATGCTGAGACGAAGGTTCTTGTCCACGGTCAGGTGTCTTTCTGCCCGTGGACGCGGTTGTAGAGAGCGATCGCGCGTTCACGGTGGGCGGCGAGTTGATAGAGAACGAGGGCCTGCAGTTCGGAAAGCTGCCAGCCGAGCACGAAGGCGATGTCGGCGTAGGCGTCTTCTACTCGGTCAGGCCAAGCTCCAGCCGCTGGGCCTTCGTGTACAAAAAAGCGACCACCTCGCCGCTGATCATCGCCAGGTCATCAGACGGCATGCGCTGAAGATCCTGCTTGTGGACCGTCGGCTCGGTGATGCGGGGGATGACGACGCACAGGGCGTTGTAATCGGCCTGGTGAACGGCCGAGAGGCTGGTGCCCTGGTAGTCGCTGCCGTGCGGCTTGCGGACGATTACGCTGTCGTACTTGTTATCGGCGCGCTGGATCGGCTTCTCCAGAGGGACGCGCACCCACGGGCGGCCGTTATCATCGACGCCGCGCAGCAGGCCGGTCGGTTCATCTGCCAGCGGCTCGGCCGTGGTGGCGGGTTGGTCGTTCATTGCATCGGTCCCCGGAACATGTGGGCGGGAGGCGAAACCATCCGGCCCAGAAAGCCGCCCTGGACGACGGCCGCCGGACGCGATGCGTCCTCGGTCGGCCGGCGCTCGAGCGCGGCCGTCGCCAGGTCGGAAGGAGTTGAGCGCCGGTCAGTCACGATCAGCCGCCGATGATGCCCCGGATCTGGGCGCGGCGATCGACGCCGTAGACCAGCAGGACATTGTTCAGGACGTCGATCTCGAACTCGACCACGCCGTTGCGGGTCTGTTTGTAATAGACGGCGTTGGTCTTGTAGGTCGTGCCGCTCTTGGACCCGACCTCGTCGTCGCCACTATCGATCTCGACGTGCTTGCCGCGAATGACGATCTGCAGATCATCCACCTGGCCAGTGGCGTCGTTCTGATAGGCGCCCGAGAAGCGCAGCTGGTTGGCGTCCAGCTCGACGGCGCCGAACCCACGGTTCAGCGTCGGCATGTCGCCGCCGTAGGTGTGGGTGCATTCCAGCGCTTCGATACGGCCGGTGCTGATCTGGACAGAGCTCAGCAGGCCGCCGGCGTTATATTCCTCCAGCTTCTCGGTCAGCTTGGGACGCGTGAACTTCACGCATTCGCCGAGGAAGGAGTTTCCGTCGCCGTGGACGTTCATGTCCTGGAGTTGGCGCGGCAGGTTCATGGGCGTGGTCCTCGAGGTGCGGCGACGCGACGGTCAGCCGGTGGATGCTTGGGGCGAAGGGGTGGGGTCAGGCCGCCAGGTCGAAGGTGTCGGCGTAGAACTCGTCGGTGATCTCCGACGTGATCCCGAGATCCTCGAGCGGCGCGCAGGGCGTGTAGCGGTAGCCGATCTTCAGCTTGCCGGCGGCGAGCTGGTCGGCGGTGTTGCCCGGCACCAGGAAGGCCTCGGCCCCGATGATCCGGCCGGCGAGCTTCTCGCGGCGGAACATGGCGTTGATGCTTTCGATGATGTCGGCCGCCAGCTGGGCGGTCAGAGGGCGGTCCACGTAGGGGAAGACGCCGTCCGCGATCGTGTCGCGCAGCACCTGGTTGGTGCGCACGGCGCTTTCGAAGGCGAACCGCGGATCGTCCGAGCAGGTCCGATTGCCCCAGAAGCGATAGCCGTTGCGGCGGATCAGGCCCGTCACGTCCGCGCCGTTGATCAACCCCATCTCCGTATCGGGGCTCTGGAAGTCCCAGGTGCGAGGGCTGACGATGCCGACGACGCCAGGAACGGCGACGTTCGAGATCGTCTTGTGATAGCCGACCTCCCGGTCCAGCCAGGCGCGCAGGCCGACGGCATGGGCGGCGGCGTCGCTGGCGATCTCATCACCCTCGCCGTCGACGGCCTTGAAGTCGCGGTCGATCAGCATCAGCTCACGGACGCCGAAGCCGTCGCGGTAGGTCTTGATCTCGGCCGGCGTGTCGCCGATCGCGGCAGCATAGGCGAAGCCGTTGAGTTGCGGCGCGACGACGCCCATGGCTGTGGCGACGGCCTGGGTGTCCAGACCAGGACAGGCGATGATGCGGGGGCGAACGCCAACGACCTGTTCCGCCAGACGCAGCTGCTGAAGCCCAGCGATAACCTTGGCGTCCCGGTCGGCCGCGATCTCGGCCGGGGTGTCGCCGGTCCCCTCGCCTACGCGGACGACGACGCCGATCGAGCGGCCGGTGTTGCTGATGGCGCGCAGGACCGTCGCCAGCGAGCCCAGCTCACCGGCGTCCTCGATCGCCGCCGGCAGATCTGTGACCAGGACCGCCGTGTTCAAGGGGAAGGACGCGGCGACGGCGTCGGACGCCTGGGCGACGATGCCCCAAACCGACGTCGCGGCGACGGTCAGTGTCAGGACGCCGGCGGCGGCTTCAGCGATGCGAACACCATGCGGACGGGGCGTGAGGGCCATGGGGGTTTCCTTGTCAGCGAACGGGAATGAGGAGATCGACGGCGGGCTTGCGGGGCAGATCGACGCGCTTGCCCGTCAGACGCAGCGCGGCGACGCCGGCGGCGTCCGCCTGCAGGCGGACGTGGGTCAGGCGCAGGCGTGGCTCCCAGGCGAGCAGCGCCATGGCCGTCGCGGCGAAGAGCTTGATGGGGAGACGGCT